TTTTATCATATCCAGCGATTCTTGCTATCTGATCTGCCGATATGCCTGGATTTTCTAAAATCAATTCGTCCGGTATAAGTAGCTCAGCGGCAAATGTATTTGCTTCAATTTCCATCTTGGATGTGAGCAGCAAAGTTTTGTTTCTTATAAAGTAACAATTCTCTTTCCTGTGCATAATCGAGTGTGCAAGCTCATGAGCCATTACGAGCCGCATTTCATTTTCTTCCAGATCTTCGTTCAGAAATACGCATTTATGGTTTTTTAGGAACATATAACATCCAGCGCGACTGCCAAGCTCTCCAATTTGAACCTCTACATTTAGGCTTTTTGCAAGATCATATGGATTTCTGGTATTAAATTTTCTTACATAATAATTGACTAACTGTTTTATGTCTTTTCTCAATTATGTAACACCTACTTTTTGTTTTTGTTAGGATTATATTTTTCTTTATTGATCGGTTTCAATTTGCGCATCATCAATTCTATTTGTCCGAGCAGCAACTCGGCATCATCTTTTGGTATCGGTTCTCCGTCATAGGATAGTGGACCAGCAGATTCATCTAATAATTTGTTGCGCATATTTTCCATGTCTTTGGCAATATCTCTTTCATCCGATGCAGTAATGGCATAAGGATCATCTATTTGTGTTCCCCCTGTCATTAGATAGTCCATTGTTACATTGAAGTATTCGCATATTGCCTTTGCCGTTTTTGCAGAGCATTCAGAACCTTTATTTTTCCATGTACTTATTGTAGATGAATTAATTCCAGTATCTTTGCAAAAACGATACGGTGTTATGCCTTTTTCCTTGCATAGCTTTTCAAATATTTCATACATAATTTTCCCTCTTTCTAAAATATCTCGGGAAAACGAAATAAAACTATTGACAAGTTCGGTATAACGAGATATAGTATAGACATACCTCGGTAATACGAACTGATTCGTTGACCAGACGAGATAATTCGGTTTAGTGATTTAATTCGTTTTGACAAACCTAATATATCACTAAACCGAGGTATACACAAGTATAAAATCCATACAAAAAGGAGGGATATTTTTGTCGAAAATGTACACTTGTGACGAAGTTGCAGAGAGATACAAGGTAAAAGTCATTACGGTATGGGACTGGATTCGCCAGAAGAAACTCAATGCAATCAAGCTCGGTAGAGAATACAGAATTTCCGAGGACGATTTGACAAGGTTTGAGGATGAGCGAAAAACAATTCGTACCTAAGAGCAGGATACAGCGTTGTGCGTCCAATAAAAAGGACCGCAGAAGGGAGAGTGAGAACGTGGAGGCAGTAGATAAGCTTATAGAAGCATTAGCAATTCATATCAGTGAAGTCATTTCATCTGATAAAGAACGTGAACATGAGGTCGCAGAGAAGACAAAGGCTCTTGCAGAGCTGGTGTCCGCAAGAGCCATGTACTTTCAGAAACCCTGTATAGAAAGTGTTGAAAAAGGTGTTATGAGAGCTGTTTCATCAGCCATTCATGGTACTGGCGAAGAATTTCAAGGCTGATTGATGTGGAAAGTGCAGACGCATTGGTGACTGGATTGCTATTTACATCTACACTTTCTGCACCACGGGCAATGATCTCTGATTGATCTAAAGCTTGTACAAAAGCATCAAAATTTTGCATTTAGTGAGATCTCCTTTCGTAATACTCGGACGCGGCAACGTCCTGTAAGGAGATTATAACACGAAGAACATAGGAGAGAAAGTAACAGAAGGGAGAGTGAGTATGAACAGATTACAGCAGTACATTTTTGGAAAACTCGGAAAGCTGAAGCATGAAATTGATCTGGAAGCGCATGCATATGATCGGCTTTACTGGATGGATCTGCGGCAGAGAGGAATGAAAGAAGATCTCGAAAAATTGAAGGAGAAAGTAGCGGAATTGGAAAAAGCCCGGCATGATACTTAATTTTTAGCTTTTGTAGTTCCTAATTAAGTGACATTTATTTATCCCATCTTCTGTTCCATCACATCTGATTTGAGAACGAAGTGGGCAACTATGAGAGATATCAACATTGACATCGTTTATCTTCTCATAGCAATGAGTAATTATTACTTCTCGTTTATTTCGAGGACAGTTAGTTTTTTCTTTTTCAAACATATGTTACTCCGTTTCTTGCCGGGCATATAAAGGGTAACATCCAAAAGAAATTATTTCAAGGTAACAGTAGAAAGGAGAGCGAGAAAATGCCGAAAACGAATCTTGCGCAGAGCGCCACAAAGAAGAAAATGGCCTACGTTCGCGGAATGATGGCGGGCGGACAGGCACAACAAGGCAAAGATCCGGCAGACCTTGCCCCGAAGTTTGGAGTTACGGAGAAAACAATCCAAAACTGGATCAGAAAGCCAGAAAGAATGAACGTTGAGAACTTTTTCCGGCTGGCAGATGATCTTGGATTGAAGATCACAGTGGAGTTTAAGGAAATTCCGGAATAGGAGAAATATGAAAGAAAGAGTATTTAAGATCGGAGTCGCAATTATGGCGCTTGGTGCAACAGCGATGGACTCGAAAGGAGTTGGCTGGATAATTGCCGCAGGAATGGTAATTGCTGGCGCGGTGATCGCACATGTGGCATACACACTCGAGAGAGTGGAAAAAGAGCGGAAAGAAACTGAGCGTCGTATACAGCAGCTACGGAAAGTCAGGAAAGGAGAAAAATGCACATCAGTGAAATAAAGCGTATGTATCCGCAATATCCGAATGAAGCTTCGAATCTCACGTACCCGCGAAAGGAAAAGAAAAATGATGGGGATTTCAAGGAAGTGTTGGATGTGGAAATAAAAAAGATGGAATCAGCCGACCAAAGCAATGATTCCATCTAATTGGGGGGGTGTTTCTCTCTCGGGAAACAAAAGAAAAATAAGCATTAAAAATGCTATGCTATTATTTTACAAAAAATATATTTAATGTGCAAGTGGAAAATATGAATTTAAGTCAGATTGAATCCCTTGTAAGTGCGTATTTGCACTGCAAGGATGCAGAAAAGATTCTGAATAATGCAGGATCATTTATTTACACAGAGGCAGCGTGTCCACTTATGGACGAACCGATGGAGCAGATCTATGCGGTGCTGATAGACGGGCAGGATGATGAGACAGCGGACTGGATCTATGATCTGCTGCAAAAAGGTGAAGCAAAGGCAATCTATGATCTGCTGCAGGAAGGAGCCGACAATGGAAACGATCCCGGATAATTATGATTTCTTCCGGATGCATGAGGATGAGCAGGACAAATGGCTGGAACAACGGCCGGTGTGTGTCTGCTGCGGTGATCATATTCAGGATGATTATTGTTATGACGTTGGCGGAGAAATCTACTGTGAAGATTGTATGGTTTCATGCTTCCGGAAGGTGGTGTGATGTATTACAGACCCTGCCCCTATTGTGGGGCACATCTTGATCCGGGTGAATCATGTGACTGCCTGGAAAAGAAAAAGGAGAACAATAAAAACATCCTTGCAGCATATAGAAGTGGCAGGGATGGACAGATGGAAATGAAGTTGGAGGATATGATGTATGGCACTTAAATCGTGGGAAGAAATGCGCAAAATTGACGTAACTCCATATTGCCAGGAACGGGATGGAATGACGTATCTCAATTGGGCAAAATGTATTGATCTGCTGCATGAGAATGGTGCAAAGAAAGTTTACTGGGTGCCGATTCCGGATGAGGGAACGGGAAGTTCTTTGCGTATGGTTTCAAAAGATTTCACAGATAGCAAAGGAAATACAAACCGATGCTATGAGACACGGATACATGTCGTTATTGATGAAAATGAGTATGAAATGCAGTCACCGGTGATGAATGGCTCCAATCCGGTCAAGGATAATTCCATGAGCCAGCAGAGGGTATGGAACAGTATGTGCCGGTCCTTTGTAAAGTGTGTGGCAATTCATACGGGGCTTGGATTTAACCTGTGGCTCAAAGAAGAAATGCAGCCGTTTAACAACATCATTCCGAGGAATGAGGAGAAGCCGAGCCCGGCAAATATTAAGATCCTGAAAGACCTGTGCCTCAAACATAAGGTGAATCTTGAATACTGGATCACGAGCAACGGAAAGACTTGGGACAGTTTATCAGCAGAAGATGTTGGTACAATGCTGAACAGTCTGAAATCGAAGTATGGTGATGACTGATGTATACGATGGTAGATGTGAAGCAGTACCGGGAAAACAGCGATGGAACAGATCTTGTTGTTTCTGTTCCGGGAATGAAACTTGGGGGGCTGCTCCAGAGAAAGAAGATCAAGAATGCAGAGATCCGGTTTGATGACGGGCGGCACATATCTGCGGAACAGCGAAAAAAAGCATACGCAACCATCCGTGATATTGCAGACTGGACAGGATATCCGTCGGAGCAGATGAAAAGAATTTTGAAGGACGAGCACATGATCCGTACAGGAGATCCTGATTTCAGTCTTTCCAATTGCTCTATGGATACGGCGCGGGAGTTTATCAATACGATCTTGGAATTTGCTTTAGAGTGGGGAATCCCGCTTTCAGACAATGCGATTGACCGGACGGATGATATCGGGCGGTATCTGTATTACTGCCTAATGCATAAAAAGTGTGCCATCTGCGGCAAGGATGGGGAAATCCATCATGAAGATGCAATCGGTATGGGAAATAACCGCCGGAAGGTGGATGATTCGGGTTATAAGAAGATCTGCCTGTGCAGGGAGCACCATACGATTGCTCACCAGATGGGAGTGATCCGGTTCCGGCAGATGTATAAGGTGTATGGAATTGTTATGAAGGCGGAATGAAAATGACATTTGAAAGGTGGCGAGAAGTGCTGATTCGGGAGGTGGAGTGATTGGATGGCAACTACATAAAGCTGAGCCGCGGGCTACTGGAATGGGAATGGTACACAGATATCAATACAACCCGGCTGTTTATCCATATGCTTCTGAAAGCCAACTGGAAGGATGGAAATTTCAAAGGGACAACGGTTCCACGTGGATCGTTTGTCTCATCCATCGGGAAGCTGTCGGGCGAAACAGGGCTTACGGAGCGCGAAATCCGCACCGCAATTTCACATCTGAAAAAGACAGGCGAAGTGACAAGCAAAACGACAAACAAATTTACTGTATTTACAGTGGTTAAGTACGATTTGTACCAGACAACCGACAAGCAAAATGACAGGCAACCGACAGGCAACCGACATTCTAACGACATTCAAACGACAACAATAGAAGAAAAGAAAGAAGGGAAGAAGGAAAGAAACACACCCCCTATATCCCCCGTGGAACGGTTTGCAGATTTTGCCGCAGCCTATCCGAAAACCTGCACTGGTTATCTGGCAGAGACGGAATACTGCAATGCGGTTGATGCCGGAGTGTCGGAAGCTGGCCTGATTGCAGCGGCAGAGAATTATGCTATTGCCTGCCAGCGGAAAAAGACACCAGCCCGGTACATCAAGAACCCGGAGAACTTTTTGAAAGAAAACCTGTTTATGCAATACCTGGAAGGAGTGGATGATGGACCAGCAGATGAAAAACATGATCAACGGAATACTGGAGCGCGTGAAAAATCGCTCAACGAACTGCTTGAAGAACGCGGATGTTCCGGATGTTTCGAAGGGTTCTGATGTGTGCCCCGTCTGCAAGGGCAGCGAATGGATTCTGACCGAAAAGGACGGTATTGAAACAGCCGTGCCGTGTAAGTGCCGGGAGCGTGCGGTCATGTTGCGGCGGCTGCGGTTTGCGGATATCCCGGAAGCATTTAGGGGAATGGAACTGAAAACATTTCGGATGGATGTGTACCGGGAGCGGGACAGCAGGAAGAAAGTGTCGGATGCCTGCCGGATCATAAAAGCGTACCTCGGGGATTTTGAGAACCAGAGGGAGCAGGGGATGGGACTGTTTATCTGGTCCCGGACAAAGGGCAGTGGGAAAACAAGGATTGCGGCAGGGATTGCAAACGAGCTGATGAAAAGCTATGCAGTCAAATTTGCGGTATCACTGACCATCCTGCAGGAAATCAAGAATACATGGCGGCGGGACGCGGAATACAGTGAGAGCCGTTTGCTGGATGAACTCTGCACCACAGATATCCTGGTCATTGATGATTTCGGAGTGGAACGGCCGGCAGACTGGATCAATGACAAGCTGTACCAGATCATCAATGAGCGTTATATAAACCGGAAAGTGACGATTTTCACAAGTAATGAATCTCTGGAAACGCTGCAGTATGATGACCGCATCACGAACCGGATCAAGGAGCGAACCTACCAGATCGCATTCCCGGAAGAAAGCGTGCGGGATCATATCGCAGAGCAGCACCAGGAAGATATGCTGCAAAAGCTTTTGGATGGGTAATGAGAAAGTGGCGAGATACCAGAAAGGAGAAATCAAAGAAATGAGTAATGCATTAAAACGGAAGAAAAAGCCAACATTTTTCACGAAGCAGGATACGAAGATCATCGGCCGGAACGATTTTGAAAAGCGCAATGCTGATAAGGTTGTAACAAAATCTTACAAGGATTTCGTGGCAATTGGTTATATTGTTCTTCATGACAAATTTGGGTTCGGACAGGCAAGAATCATCCGGTTGCAGGATTTTTTGAAATCCTACTTAGATGAAGCGGCATCCGGTGGGGAAAATGGCAAGGACTTGGCTGTTTATCTGAAAAGCAAATACGGAATCGACATCAAAGAAGAAGTCGGAAAAATTCCACAGAGACAGTTAATGAACCTGTATGCAAAGAAAGGTTTCTGTATCGAGCGTGAAGCATACAGGCTTTCCAGTGCATCGTTGTTTAACT